TTTACTCATCGGAGTTCTCTGTGAACATCAAGGACCACGAAGTGAAGCAGACCTACACACAGGGGTGGTCCAACAACATGACAACCTGTCACCAACCCAAGATCAAGAAGCATTCGGGTGCCACGTCATCTGTGTCCATCACCTTTACCCCGGATTGGAAGAGGTTTGGAATGTCCAAGATGGACGATTCAATCTACCAAATTTTCCAAAAGAGGGTTTGGGACGCAAACATCTGCACGACCCCTAACTGTAAGGTCAAGTTCAATGGCGATGTTCTCCCAAAGACATCTTTCGAAGCCTATGCAAAGATGCATGAGGGTGTTGAGAATGTGTGCTCTGTCGTATCTGACAGATGGTCTGTGTGTATCGGTCCAGCTGAGAATGGTATGGAACAGGTATCCTTTGTTAATGGTATCTGCACGACTAAGGGTGGTAACCATGTAGATCACGTGGCATCCCTAGTGGCCAGTGGAATTATCGAAGACATGGCGAAGAAGATCAAACTGAAGCCCCAGCAGGTGAAGAACACGTTCAACATCTTCGTCAAGGCGACCCTCGAGAACCCAACGTTCTCGAGTCAGGTCAAGTCTGAGTGCACCTCAAAGTCCCAAGACTTTGGCTCGAAGTTTGATCCCCCGAAGAACTTCATCAAGAATGCCCTAAAGACTGGGATTCAAGATGAACTTCTGGCACTCTCGAAGTTTAAGGAGATGAAAGAGCTCAAAAAGTCTGACGGTGCCCGGAAGTCTAAGATTACGGGGATCCCCAAATTGGACGACGCGAACAAGGCTGGTACCGCACAATCTGGAAAGTGTACACTCATCGTGACAGAGGGTGATTCAGCTAAGACCCTGGCGGTCGCAGGTCTCTCGGTGGTTGGGAGGGATCACTATGGTGTCTTCCCCCTCCGCGGGAAGTGTAAGAATGTGCGGGATGTCTCTGTATCCCAACTCTCATCGAACCAGGAGTTCAACGATCTCAAGAAGATCTTGGGTCTCCAACAGGGTAAGGACTATAAGGATGTGTCCGAACTTCGCTACGGAAGGCTCATGATCATGACCGATGCAGATAACGACGGGTCCCACATCAAGGGTCTGATCCTAAACATGATACATTATTTTTGGCCAAGTCTTTTGAAACTTAACTTTGTCGTGAGCATGGTGACACCAATTATCAAAGCCAAAAAGGGTTCAGAGACTGTGTCCTTTTACACAGACTCAGCTTTTCGAAGTTGGTATGGTTCTGGAAAAACTGGCTGGAAAATCAAGTACTACAAGGGTTTGGGTACTTCGACATCTGCGGAAGCTCGGGAATACTTCAAAAAAATTCAAGACTTGACGGTAAAGTTCGATGTGGACACCATGACTGATGAATCCATCGTTCTCGCATTTGACAAAAAGAAAGCCGATGCCAGGAAATCGTGGCTTCTCAAAAGCACGGCTAAAGAAAGTTCAGAACTTGAAATTCCTTATGGAAACGTAAAACAATTGGAGATTACTGACTTTATTCACAAAGACCTGGTCAACTTTTCCCTCGCAGATTTGAAACGATCAATTGCCCACGTGGCAGATGGTCTTAAACCCTCACAACGTAAGGTTATGTATTCATGCTTTCAGAAAAATTTACGCGATGAAATGAAGGTGGCTCAGCTCGCAGCATATGTCGCAGAAAAGAGTGCTTACCATCATGGTGAAGTATCTCTCGCTGAAACTATTGTTAAATTGGCTAACGATTATGTTGGTTCTAATAACATTAACCTTCTCGAGCCTTGTGGTCAGTTTGGTACACGACTTATGGGTGGAAAAGACGCATCCCAAACAAGATACATCTTCACTCGGTTGTCTGGGAACACGCGAAAAATTTACGACCCCAGAGATGATGCGGTTCTCAACTATCTCGATGATGATGGACGTCTCATCGAACCAGAATATTATATGCCCATTCTACCCATGGTTCTCGTAAATGGTACAGAAGGTATTGGGACAGGTTTCAGTTGCTATATTCCACCGTTCAACCCAGAGGTCATCAAAGCAAATATGTTACGAATTTTGGGTGGCGAAAATCCCTTGGATATGAAACCGTGGTTTAAGGGTTTCAAAGGGAAAGTATACAAAGATGAGGGTGGGCTTTGGGTCACTGAAGGTGTTTGGAAAGACACTGGATCAAGACTTAAAATTACTGAACTTCCACCGGGACGTTGGACGCAAGACTATAAGGAATATCTCGATACCCTTGTAGAAAAGAAGGTGATTACGAGCTTTACAAATAATAGTACCACAGAAGATGTTGACTTTGAAATCTTTGGATACACTGGCAAAGACATGGTGAAGGAATTGAAACTTCGAAAAACATTTCATGTATCAAACATGCATCTCTTTCATCCCACAAAGGGTATTTGTAAATATGAAAAACCGGAAGACATTCTTCAAGACTTTATGAAACTTCGTCGTGAATATTACGATAAGCGTAAGGAGTATCTTATCAGGGTTCTCGAAACTAAAGCGACGATGTGTGAATACAAATCGCGATTTGTTACCATGGTCATCAACGGTGATATTGTCGTGTTTCGACGCAAAAAACAAGACCTCGTAAATCAATTGTCCAGTCTCTTTCCACAAATTAACGGAAGTTATGATTACCTCTTAAACATCAAAACAGTTCAATATACGGATGAGAGTGTGCGAGAACTTTTGGAAGAATCAGACCAAGCGAAAAAAGAACTCGATATCATGAAGTCTACGACTTCCGAAAACATGTGGAAGAATGATATTAAAAATATATAAACAATATTAAGTATGGGTGAAGCTGCAAAGATTTCCCTAAATGCTATTGGAAAGCAGGACACTTACTTACTTTCCAAAGATCCAGACGAATCTTTTTTTAATTATAAAGTTCCACCCAATCATTCTCAATTTCGGAAGTATCAACGTGCGCGGAACATTATAAACCCTGGGCAAATAGTGGGTTGGCCTTTCAATCAAACTATAAAAGTTGAATTTAATCCAACAAACATGGGTGATTTACTAAGTAATATGTGGTTGAGTGTAACAGTGCCAGGAATATCTGATGGTAATTACGCCGATCAATTAGGGAGACATTTACTCAAAAGTGTGACAATGTTTGTTAACGAAATTGAAGTTGAAAAAGTTCATGATGATTGGGGTATTATATATGATGAGTTGTATTTAGAGATGTCTGAAAAGGTAGCAAATAGATTTCTTGTAAATAGAAATTTAGGTTATGACACTGCACCGCAAAATACTTCTGTAGCTCGGTATGCATCAGAACTCTTAATACCCCTCCACTTCTTTTTTTCCAGAAAATATGCTAGTGACGAATACTCTTCAAATAAACCCAATCGCCCATATTTCCCTGTGTGTGCTGCACGTCTTCAAAAAATTGAATTTGATTTGGAGTTTCATAAGCAGACATTCTTCACAAATACCACCAATCTTCTCGAACTTCCTTCGTTCAATTTGATAACGGAAGAAATAACCGTTAGCCCGGAAGAAAGACAATATTTAATGAATGAAAAACAAATACTCATAACAGACCTCGTTAGAAAACATCCAACTACTATAAACGAAGAAAACATAGACTTTATTCAAAATAACCTCGTGCCAAATATACCCGTTAAGTGTATCCATTGGTTTCTAAGAAACGAAATATTTGAAAATGATGACATTTCGGTGGGCAATCCACTAGATGAAGAAACATTTTACAGCCAAAATAGATACAACTTTTCTTCAAGTGTAAATTTCGATCAAATACAAACTTTTTACAATCCAATAATGGAAAATGCATCTTTTTACATCAATGGAAGTAAGTTGCCAAATATAACAAATACGAATCATAACTATTACAAATACTTAATACCCTTTAAAAACAGATTAGCTCGTCCATTTAGGAATATATACACATATAGCTTTTCGATGAATCCGATTAATGTGGAACCATCGGGAAACTTGGATTTCAGTCAAATACAATCAGATAAAACTCGAATAGAAGTAAAGTTGCGTTCAGAATTAAAGTCCAATACATATTCATTAAACATGTATTACACTGGATATCAAACCTTTGAGTTTGAAAATGGCTCTATGTCAGTTGCTTATTAAATAGAGAATCTTTGTTCTCACTGATATAATCAATAACGTTATTTTTGATACACCATTTGATGAAATTCAATTGTGCTAAAGTTGTATGAATTTCATGAGATGTTCCAGGAACAATATAGGGTATCTTTTGTGAGCGACAAAAGGGATCAAACAGTTTTTTGCTATATC